TGGTTTGAGGCTGGACAATCGGATACCACTTGTCGTAGCTGATCTTCATTTCTTCTCTCGCTCAAGTGCATCTTTGTATCCATGAATGACTTTAGTTCTGAGTTCTGCTGAATCTGCCGCGCCAGCCCACTCTGACAAATTGTTCCACATCACCACATAATCTTGAGATCGACAGTGCTGTGCATTGTTTGTTAGCCACATGGACATCTGCTGATGGCGTTCGGAGGGGTTGTGGATTGTCCAAGCAATTGACCAAAACTCGCGCACATGACAGCCATTCTTGGCTACGGCTCCAACTAGCCCCAACAGCAGTAACAGTATGAGCCAACGCATTCATCACACCAAAGTCCATGCAATTATGTACGTGCCATAGATGACAAAGGCCACTATACAGGCCGCCGCAATGAATGCTTCAGCCCAGTCCCACATGATTAAGCAGGCTCAACCCAGTTAGGGTCTTTAGGCCATGTAATTGTCCAAGGGAAACCTGCTTGACTTGTGATGTCACGCAGTGCTTGGCGGTATGTAGCCCATGCAGTTTTATCAGCAGTGCTGTCGGCAATCTGTGTCCAGTCGCAGTCCTTGAGCAGTTGGGTACGCTGGTTGCGTACAGATGCAGCTTGCTCTGCGTCCTTCATTGCCTTGTAAGCAGTTTCCTGCTCGGCGGCTGTCTGGGCAGGCTGGCCTTCTGATGCGGCGCGGTCTGTGAACACTGGGCCAAGGATGTACTTTGTGTACCACTTGCCATCAATTTGCTCCACGCCAGAGCGTTGGCTGTACTGATATACCGTACCGCCTGTAGCCTGTGGGCCTTCAAACACAATGTCACCAGCGGGGTCGCTGATGTAGCTGTCAAGCCACTCTTGTGTTACTGGGCGGGGTGGCAAGTTCTGAGCGAAGCGAGTACGGAACTCACTCTCATACATAACTTCACCTGTTGAACGTAAACGAATTTCCATGATGTGCTCCTTTTAAGCGATGGCAAGAAAAATATAGGAAGCGGCGCTTGTATTGATTGCCGCCAAAACTGCCGCGTCTACAGCAAAGCCAGTTGAAACTGTGGTGACAGAGCCAAGGGTTGCTACTTCAGCCGCTGTGCTGTTTAAAAGCAAATATGGATCTGTCAATACTGTCATGCCACGGGCTGTATCGTATGTGTACCAATCGCTATTGTCATCAATGCGTTTGATGAGAACAAACCTTGCACCGCCTGTGAAACCACAATTAATAGTTTGAGTGCTTCCGTTTCCTGTGTATGAGCCAACTTTGGAAACACCAGCGCAGGTTGCAAAGAGGTAAGCAACGTATGTGCCGCCAGATTGGTTTGAGCTGTTATCAGCATTACCAGCGTACTGAGGCTTGAAAGTTGTACTAGTCGGCCCCCACGACTGACCAGTGTTTTGCTGTCCTGTTGTTAAATTGAGCCGTATTTGGTAAGTGGCAGAGATCAATCCACTGTGATAGCAGTTCCAGTTGTTAGTTGAATCTCTGCGTTTTGCAATTATAAATTCCGGAACAACCCCAAGATTGTGGGTGACGTTGTAACTGCCGTCAAACGTCCCATCTCCCGTATAGCAAACCTCATCAAAAAACGATGGGGCACGTCTAAACGCATACATATATGCAGAAGCCGCTGAACCCAAAGTACTGACAATTCCCGCCGATGTATTTGAGTCAAACACCGTTGCAGCGCTTAATCCAAAATTACTTTCAGCATCCGTTGAATTTGACCGCATAGCGGCGTTCCCAATTAAACGCGCCCCCCACCTTCTTGATGAGGCTGAAGTTGTTGTGAAGACCCAATCAACAGGAAATCCTGAAGTAATTGTGTTTGTAAAATTTGGAGGCGTTGTAGATTCAGCAACTACTTGGGGTACAAACACACTTGTCCCCACAGTTGGGGTCTTCATTGGGCCACGGCGGATGGCTATGTAGATGTAGGTTGAGGAGGTGTTTAATAACCCCTTAAAGGTAAACCCTGTTGCTGTGGGTGCATTGGGTGTGTTTGCTGTGTAGCCGCCCTCTGCCGCACTGCTGTCGGGATATAAACGAACAATATTTGTGTTGTTCCAGCCGCGCATAATATCTGCAATTTCCCAATTACCAACACTGCTAGAGGGTTTATACAAAATCCACTGCGGTTCATAGCCCAAGGTTACGGTTGCATTTCCGCTACCATCGCTTGTAAACGACCCACACGAAATACCATTGGTTGAGCCGCCGCCAGAAACAGGAAAGCCCCCTGCGTCATGGGCGAACAGATAGGCTACGTAAGTTTCTCCAGAGAAGTTATTACTAAACCTATTACCCACAGTAAAGACAGAAGCTGTTGGTGCTGTGTTATTCCAGAAACCTGTTCCACTACCTGTTACGGCAGTAGTATTAAGGTTGAGATAGCTAGTTGCCCCCAAAGAGCGATGGTAGACATCCCAGTTAGTACCACTCATGGTGCTATTTTTAACAATTATGCATCCGGGAACAGTTCCCAAGTTATGTGACACAGTACGTCCAGAAACGCTATCCCCCGTATAAGTCACTACATCAAAGAACTTTGGTTGCTTGCGGAATGTCCATGAGACTACATTACTAAAATTTTCCCCGTCAATGTCTGTACCAAGACTAAAACCATTTGCATTAAACGCAGTCAATCCAAAGCCACTAGCGTTTGTAATCTGTCCGCCATTTGAGTCAGAGCGTAATTGCTTGAGTGCACCTCGGGCTGTGTCGTAAAGGTTGTGGTTGCGGACTAAACTTCTATTTTTCATCCAAACCAAGCCACCCTGACCAGACAAGTCAATGCCATTGGTGATGGTCTGTGCTGTGCCATCACCCGTATAAAGATACGTCGAGAACAAATCCTCAATGAACACAGGTGGGCTGGGCCAAGTACCGGCTTTCTGAGCTTGCTGTTGTTGGTCAAGCGTCCAGATACCAGAAGCCGCCGATGATGTTGGCGCTACTGGAGACTTTGTGATAAAACCGCCGGTGTACTTTGTACTCATGTTCTGTCCTTAAGCTATGGCAAGGAAAATGAAGGTTCCGCCGTTTGCATTGATGGCTGCTGGCGCTGTGCTGCTGATCTCAAACCCTGCGTTGTATGTGTCTACATAGTCGGTGTTAGTTACTTCAGCGGCTGAAGAGTTTAGTAGCAAGTATGGGTCATTGCCAGCAACAATACCACGGGCTGAGTCCCAGACGTACCAATCACCACTGAAATCAGCGTCGTATCGTTTAATTAAAACAAACCTTGTTCCACCTGTAAAACCACAATCAATTTGAAGCGTTGTGCCTGTGCCTGTATATAAGCCTACTTTACTTACACCAGCGCAAGTGGCAAATAAATAAGCAACAAAAGTTACTCCAGAATTATTGTTGTAAGTTGTATTTACAGTAAAGACTGTAGAAGTTGGTTTTGCTGATAAATATTGATTTGCCGCATAACTTCTTACAGAGCCTTCAGATGCGCTATTTAAATTTAATTCAATATAGTTAGAAGTTTCAAACTTAGTTAAAGTTGACCATGAACCTACAGCACTTCTTGATTTACGAATAATAAGTTCTGGAACTGCTTGAAGATTGTGAGTAATACTTCTGTTTGTAGTTCCATCCCCTGTATAGCAAACCTCATCAAAGAAGCCGGGAGCGCGTTGGAAGTTATAGGCTATGAAATCAAGTGTAGAGTAATTTAAGTTGTAGCCAGCCCTTAAGCTGACCTTATTGCTTAAATCAAAATACAAAGCTGTAGCAGAAATTTCTGCGGCTGTTGAGTCCGTAGAAAGCCTTACAGTATTGCCACGCAACCTGTCGTAATCTTCCATGCTAACGGAGGCGTTTCTTGCTCTTGCCCAAGTCATGTCAACCGTAAAGCCTGTGTTTATCACTTGGTTGACAGAGTTGGAGCCAACATAAGTGCTTGGCAAAAACACACTTGTCCCCACAGTAGGCACTTTCATCGGGCCTCTGCGAATTGCTATGTAGATGTAGGTTTCGCCTCCCTGCCCAAAGTTAAATCCAGTTGCATCAAAATTAGGACCATCGCCGCCTGTGTATTCAGCATTTGATAAATTTGGGAAAAGTACAGAATCCCCATTTTGAGTAACAACCCATCCTCGCATATTGTCATAAATTAGCCAATTACTGCTAAAGTTAACCTCTTTCATTAACACCCATTGCGGCTCATATCCAAGTTCTGCTCTTGCATTAAAACCAGAAATACTCCCACACGAAATCACATTGTCTGTACCAGTTAGGCCAAAGCCTCCTGCGTCATGGGCGAATAAATAGGTAACATATGTATAACCATTAGCATTATTATTGCCACCAACAGTAAATTGCGTTGATGTGGGTGCTGTATTGCCCCAATTTGCAACTGCGTTTGATTTTGCGGCAGTTCCGTCAAGAATCACATAATAATTTTGAGGAGTTGCGTCCATTGACCTGTGGTAAACAGGCCAATTTGTAGCGCCAGATATTCCTTTGACAATCATGCAACCCGGCACAGAACCAAGGTTGTGGTTGATTGTTTGTGAAGCCGCACCATTGCCCGTGTAGGTCACAATATCAAAGAACTTTGCTTGCTCTCGAAATGTCCATGAGGCGTAGGGGCCGGTTGAGCGGTTAACTTCTGAGCCGTTGGATATGGAGTAGCCCGTGGAGCCAAAAGCGGTAATGTTGTTTGTGTACCCCAAATCCCCCGCAGAAAGATTTGATGACAAAACCGAAGCTACGCCGCGCACAGTATCTTGTAGCACGTTGTTGTTTGCCTGTCCTCTGTCTTTACTCCAAACCAATCCACCATTAGCAGACAAATTGATGCCGTTTGTAATGGTCTGAGAAGTTCCGTTGCCTGTATATAAATATGTACTAAACACATCTTCAATATATTTGGGCGTAGGTTGCAGGGGCCACAATCCAGCCGCAGTCAACTGCATCTGTTGTTCTAATGTCCATGCGCCAGACGCAGTGCCTTCTTCACCACCCGTAGTCGTAGGTGGCGTTGCGGAAATGACCGCGCCTTTGTAGCGATTGGACATGAACTGCTCCCCGTTTAGCTAATGACTTCGTATGAGATGCTGTATGTAATACCGCTGGCTGTGCCGGATGTGACGGCAATTGAAGTGCCTTCCATCAAATAGATAGCCGTGGTTTTATCAGTCACGATCAACGAAGCATCAGCAGGGACAGACACTGTAGACACGATGGGGAAAGCCGTACCGCCCGCAGGAGCGCCGCCTTGAGCTACAGCACCGTTAGTGTAGATAGACACAGTAGCATCCACTGCCGCAGAGCCGTTTACGTTAGCCGCAACGATCTGATTGATCTTGAAGACCTGACCACTAGAAGCCGCATTAGGCACAAGAATAACAGCGGTTGTACCGCCGGGTGTTAGGTAAGAGGTTGTGCCGGAAGCTGTGGTCGCGGCTAAGAGATTAGGATTTGCCATGTTAGTTCCTTAGAAGCCAAAGATAAAGGAGATCATTGTTGCTCTCGCTTGAGATACACCAGATGCTGCTGGTGCGGCGGATGTCCACGTAGTGCCGTTAGACACCAAAACATTACCGTTTGTGCCGGGGGCTACAAAGCTGGGCGTTGATGCACCGTTACCCAGAATGACGTTATTAGCAGTCAAAGTGGTTAGACCTGTACCGCCTTGGTCAACACCAAGAGTTCCAGTAGACACCAAGTTCTTACTAGCGTCTGTAAAGACAGGCTTACTTGCTGTTAGGCCAGAGTCCAGAATGTTTCCAACAGTCAGCTTAGTGCCGTCAAACGTCATGTTGGCAGAAGCACCAAAAGCGCCAGAGTTGTTAAACTGAACCTGCGTGTCAGAGCCAGCAGCAGAGCCACCGCCCACATTAACAAAGTCAGAGCCGTTCCAAGCGATGATTGCCCGTGTACCAGCCGCCACCGTTACGCCCGTTGTAGGAGTTGAAGGGCCGCCACGCACCGTTACTGCAAAGCCGCCTGTCGTATCGTTAATGACAACGTAGGTCTTACTCTGCTTTGGTGTGTTGATAAAGCGAAGTGCTGTACGTGCGCCAGTACACAGAAGAACCGCATACTGAGAGCTATTGGCTGTTAGACCTGTACTTGCATCACTACCTACTGTAACCGCCAAGTTAATGTCTGTATCAACCGTAATTGTCTGTGTGCCAGCAACGGCAACGTCCACAATCTGGGAGATCGCATTGTTAACCGTATTGCCCCAACTACCGGATAGAGTTCCTTGTACTGGGAGGGTTAGTCCAATTAGCGATGTATTTGCCATTTAATTCTCCTACTGAGTAGAAATTACTGTCCAACCGGGCGATTCCGTTGTATCAACAGCACCCCAGCCCGGTGTTTGCGGATTGCTGATATTTTGCCATGTAACGCCTTGTGTGTCATCAATAATTTCCCACAAGTATCGCCCACCATTTGTTTCTGTTATAGCCATCGTTTCCGTCCGGCTCACTTGGTAGTTTGCACCACCACCATTTATATCCGTGATTGCCGCAGTTTCAGTTAAAAACTCTTGGTAATATGTTCCTACAGTCGTTCCTTCTGCAATACCCATCGACTCGTTGATGGTCATAATCAGCACAGCCACCTGTGCTTCTGCTATTGCAATCGACTCCGATATATCACCCAAGAATGTAGCAACCGCCTCTTCTACACTCACAATTCCAACTGAATCCGCTACGCTCTCGTTATAACTTGTCTGCGCGGCCTCGTCATCCGTAATCGTCTGGCTATCTGCCACACTGACGTTGTAGCTTGTAATTGCCTCGTTTGTCTCAGCAATAGCCATTGTCTCAGTTATAGACGCTACAAACCCAGCAACAACAGACTGGTCTTCAGCAATAGCCGCAGTTTCAGATACTGCCACATTTATCGTCAAAGCTACAGTCTGAATATCCTGAATGCCCGCCGTACCACCCCACGAATCAGAACCCCAAGCGTCTTGACCCCAAGACGTACCACCAGTCAACGACTCAGTAATACTTACATCAATCAGCAAACCCGCCGCTTGGGATTCGGCTAATGCGGTAGTTTCAGTAACGCTGACAGGGAAAGTCTCTCCCCCGCCCCATGCGTTATCACCCCATGCGCCATCACCCCAAGCTAACGCCATATCAAGTCAATGTTAATGTGTACGTTACCGCAATCGTGTCACCGTTAACAACAGCCTTAGAACTAGAGAAATCACCCGCAGAGAACAATGTGCCAGTGGTTGAATCTTTAGTCGCGCTACCGCCAATGTTGATAAAGCAACCCGCCACAGTACCTGTACTGGTCATAGAGAATGACACGGCAGAAGACGTAGCCTTACTAGAAGCCGCCGCCGCTGCAAATGAAGGTGTAGGACGATTGCCAGAATAAGCAGGGGCGTTAGCCAAACCAACTTCCAACCAGCCTGCGTGGGATGCTTGTGTATCAGCTACGTTAGCAGAACCCACACCCTTCAGACCCATCACAACTGCGCCAGCGGCTGAGTTGCCAAGGATGGTATCCAAAGTCAAGTTTTTACCAACAGTCGTTACCAAGTTCTGGATAGGTTCGTCCCATTTAACAAAGCCATCAATGCTGTAGCAAACAGCATGGTATGTACCATGGATAGCCATCTCATCAGAGGGCGTGGTGTTGTATTTTGTAATTGCTGCTACTTGATCGGTAGCGGTGATTTTGTCCAAGCTCATGTGAGGCTCCTTAATTGGAAGAACGAATCAATGCTGCCGTCGCTGTGTTAGCAGGCATTGTGATGGTGAAATTGGTGGACGTTTTGTCAGACCCAAAGTCCAACACAGCAATTGATTTATTGCCTTGAGTTACGTTGTAGATCAATGCACAACGAGCCGTTACCGATGCGTTAAATACTACATCTGCAAAATCCACATACGCTGTGTATCCAGAAGAATTGATTGTTACGCCGGTCAAGGCCACACCACCCGCAACGTACCCAGTGCCAGTAACTTCATTGGTTGTACTGTACACAGTGGTGGATTCATTCAAATCTGCTTCTGCAGTGTACAAAGCAATCTTCAACGTATTCGTAGATAAATTGTGAACGCCTGTGTACAACTCAGTTTTAAAACTTGTTGTTTGTGTTTGGACTATGCTACTCATGTCACAGGCATCCTGTATTGACCATCACGATAAGCATCGGCGCGTTGTTTACCATCACCCAAGTTCTTGAGCAGTGTCAATGCTTGTAAGTACAACTTATCGTACACAGCAGTATCGGCGGCTTCACCTTTCATGAAGCGTAAGGCTTCAACCAATGCGCCGTTAAGGAGTGCACTGTCAAAGTTGTCACCAAGCCATGTTGTACCAGCGGTCACAATAGACGGTGGGTAGTAATAGTAATGCAGTTCGGCGTTGTAGTTAGCATCCGGCGTAGGGCCAAGAATAAACGACAACTCATTTACGTTAGCCGACTGCGGGCCAAAGATAGCGTAATGTTTTGGTTTACCTGTGGTTGCTGGATTAGGGTACGCTTCACGAATGAAGTTCACGTCTTTGTTTAGCAAATACAAATAATCGCCCGTGCCCGATGCGGGGTATACCGCAATGCTATACACCGACAAAAAATCTTCAGGACATGCGAGGTATTTATTACCAGTTGACAATACACCTGTTACGTTCTTACGTAAGTTGGCAATCTGCACCGTGTTGTAAATCTTCTGTTCCGCTTGTTGCGTGAACATAGCCAAAGTCGTATCGTCGAATTGGTTTTCGCAGATATTTTTGATTTGGGCTTTTAACTCGGTGTAGTTCATGTCTACCTCTTAGGCCATAGGGCCGCGTGCCATTCTGCCTTTGGTTTGGGCTTTACCGCCACGCACCATAATACCTGATGTCTTTGTAGGTTGATCACCGGCAAACTTGCTGATGTTACCAACGCTCATGTTGACAGTATCGGCTTTGCTGCGGCTAGGGCCACTACCGGGATTCTCAGCAACAGTCACGTCTTTACCACTCATAGTGTGTGGCTTGGCGTAAGAAGATGCGGGCTTGTTGTTTACTATAGCCATATTAACCTCGCTTTTGTGCTGCAATCTTAGCCAAACCACGACCCATGGTTTTCATGTCCGCGTTGGTTTTACCGCCGCCAGAGCGACCTTTACCGCCAGTCATAATGCCAACTGCGGGGCCGCTATTGCCTAAATTTTTGCCTTCGGTTTTGCCTTTTTTAGCGACGCCGTCTGCTGATCGTGTGTATGCCATAGTGATCTCCTTAACTTACCGTTACTGTACCAACAAATGTCGTTGCCACCAAGTAGTTTGGTGTTAAAACGACGTCAAAATTTCTTCCCCCGCCAACCGGGTTCCAACCCCACTGGATGTCCCGAGAACCACCAGATAAGTTACCACCAGCGTTTATGCCCGAAGTAACATACGTTGTATCTCTACGCGGATTGCGTAGTGCTTGCGGGTCATCCACTGGATACATACCCAACTGCAACTGCGGCTGATCGGGATCCCAACACTCAGGGCAAACCAACAAGTCGTAGTTCTTTGTCTTGATGATCTCTTTACGAAGCAATTTTAATTTGTACTGCTGGCCACAGCGATCGCACATG